CTGCCGCCGAGGCGTTGGCTGCTTCCTCGGCAAGCTCGGCGTCCCGCGTGACCTTGAGGATGCCGGTCATTTCGAGCAGCGCCACCGCGAAGCCGCGAACGCCGAGGCCCGACTGCTGCATGATCTGATAGATTTGGCCCGACTGCTGAGCGAACACGCGCATCGGCTGTTGCCCCGACGCGATACCGGTCACGACGTCGTTGATCTGGAACGCCAGGTTCTGCGCTTGGTAAGCGGCCAAGGTCGACGACTTGGCAACGCCGCCGAGGCCGGTGCTGAGACCGACCGCCGCTCGCGCGCCAGCTTGAGCCTGGGCTGCCATCGCCGCTGCGTTCGACGCCGCGCCCCTGATTTGCGCCCCGGCCCGGGTCGCTTCGGCACCAAGCTGCTTGACCGATCCCTCGGCGCGCCCGCCAGCCGCCGTCAGCTTGTCGAGCTCGCCGACGCCCTGCTTGACCTCAGACGAGTCGATCCGAATGCCGAGGGATGCGAGGTCGGTCACTTCGCGCCTTCCTTCGGCTTGGGTTGGAAATCCGCGAGCCAGATGTCGTCAGCCCTGCGGATCATCTCGACCTGCCACGAGTCGAGCCGGCCGCCCGTCATGGCCTGCCAATAGACCATGTCGGCGAAGGTGATGCGCGCGCAGCCTAAGCCTGTCGAACCGCGGCTTGAGTGAAGCTCGCCGAATGCGGTCCAGAGCGAAAGCAGACCTTCAGGCAGCGTGGGAGCGTTCGCGAGCTTTGACGGAACGCGATCGGTTTTCTCCCACACCGCCAGAAGGTGCGTGAGCAGCGTGGCCCCGTCCTGTTGCGGCTGCGAAAGCTCGAACTGATGCCGCGCGAAGGCCAAGAATTCCTCCGCTAGCTCTTCATAAAATTTGCAATATCGTCGGCCGCTTCGGCGATCTGCGCGTACAGCCACGCGAACGCCGGATCGGAATAAAGCTGGATCGCCGCGGACTCGCTGAATTGCAGGCGATCATCGCCGAACTGCCAGCCTTTCGTGACCTTGGGCTTCTGGCCGAGCGGAGCATCCATCTCGCGCTCGAACCAATCGACCGTCGCCGCCGCCAGCTTCTCGGCATTTTCGCGGCGGGTCTTGTCGACCGTGATCGCGTCGCCGGCTTTGCGCTTGATTTCAAAAGCGGTCTTCAGGGCTGCGTTCGATTGCCGCTCGACTACCGGGCGGACTTTGTCGCTGTGGAAGCCGACGATCTGCGCGACGAGCCCAAGAGGCGCGCCAGTGACCGGGTGCTTAAGCTCCACGTCGAAGGTGACGTCGCTGACTTTGGCGGTGCTGAGGTCTGCAAGGTTCATATTGCTCTCCGTGGTGTCCGCCCGGCCCCGGAGAGCAGGACCGGGCGAACCTGTTTATGGGGCGCTCTCCACCCCGAAGGTCGATTACGCGGCCTGGCTGTCCTGAATGCTGATGATGGTCGCGTGATTGGCCAGCGAAGCGCCGCCGCTGCCGTTGTAGGCCGCGGTGAAGTTGAAGGTGCTGACGAGCTGCTTCTCGCCGTCGTCGCGCTCGGCGCTGGACAGCTTCACGTTGCTCATCACGAAGGCCATCGTGTTCGCCGCGTCGGTGCGGCTGTCGGCCAGAACGAGGATGAGCGAGGTCGCGGTCTCGTTGTCGAACGGCGTCGAAAGCGTTTCCGCATCGAACACCGCCGTGAACGACCCCGTGACGACGATGCGACCGCGCTGCACGTCCGCGATGACCGCCGAACCGACCACGGCTTCGCCCTGCGTGACGTTGCCGTTGATGGTGATGTTCATGCCGGTGATCGTGCCGTAGCGGACGCCAGCGACGTAGACCGCGCCAGCCACCGCGCCGAACACTTCGGTCGACGGAGCCGCCGACGGCGAGGTCAGGACTTGCGCCCCGCTCTTGCTGCAGGCGCCAAGGCCGACGAGCGTGTGGTTGATGGTGACGTTGCCCGTCGCCGGGATTGCAATCTCGGCCTGCCCGATCTGCAGGTCGGGATAGACGCGGCTCAGCGTGAGATCGGAGTCGAAGTCCTCGAGCGTGTAATAGTCGTTGGTGAAGCCGCTGGTCGGAACCCACGACTTCTTGCCCTGCACCGTGAACGTGCAGCTCGCGATGGGGCCCTCCGCGGTGAGCGTTCCGCCACTCTTGAGGACGTTGACCGTGAGCTGAGTTGCGCTGGCGATCGCGACGACGACCACGTTCTTCGCGACGTTGTTGGAGTTGAGCGAACCGCCCGAGAGCTGCGCGACGTCGCCGATCTTCACGCCGTCGGTCAGCCACGAGCCGGCCGAGCGGGTGATCGTGTAATTCGACCCCGAGGCAGCGATCGTCAGGGAAAGCGAGCTGATTGCCGAAGTCGCCGCGGGATCCTTGCGGAGCAGCGAGCCGATGAACGGCATCCAGGTCGTGCCCGAGAGCAGGCCGTTGAGCGTTCCACCCGTCTTGGCGATGCCGAAGGTGAAGCCCGTGCCCTGCTGGTGCGACACGATTTCGTTGTTCTCGTAGCTGTCCTTCGTGACGTTGAGGTTCGCGGTCACGCGGCGCATGAGAGTTCCGCCAGCGCCGGACGCGGACGAGCCGAGGCCGCTCTGCTTCTTGTAAGCGAACGTGCGATTGATGCCCTGTGCGACGGCCATGGTCTTAACTCCTGATGTGCGAGTGGAATTGAATGCGGACCGGGATCACGAACCGATCTTCTTCGGTCCGGCCCGGCATGATTTCCGGCGTGCGGGTGATGTTCACGGTCACGCCCGACGCCGTGAAGGACGTGCCCCGTGGAAAGGTTGTGCGGATTAGCTCGGCGCGGGTCGAAGCCGCAGCCGGGCCCGCGTTGAGCGGATAGTTGAGGTCGACCTGCAGGAAGCCTTCCTCGCGATGCACGGCGCTGAATTCGTCGTTCGCCGGCTGAGCGAGCAGCATCGTCACGCGCTGGTACGGAGTCCCGACGACGGGCGTGTACGGCGCATTCTCGTAGGCCGTCGCGAGCGAAGGCGACATGGCCGCCAGTGCCGTCTCAAGCGCGGCGCGGATGAGGACCGCGCTCACGACGCTTGCCCCAAGGTCTGACCATTGATAGTGTCAGGCCCCAGATGGAAGAGTGGCGCGACATTCGAGGTTTCGAGGGCTACTACCAAGTGTCGAACTTGGGCCGCGTGCGCTCGGTCGACCGCATCGTTCGAAGTCGCTGGGGCACTGAGAAGCCGGTTGCCGGTCACATCATCAAATGCGGCCTGCAGCCGGTTGGCTACCTTGCCATGCCGATGAGCAAGGAAGGCCGCGCCTACCGCCGTTCGGTTCACCGATTGGTCGCGGAGTCTTTTATCCCAAACCCCGAAGGCAAGCCGCAGGTGAACCATAAGAACGGCATCAAGACTGACAATCGCGTCGAGAACCTTGAATGGGTGACAGGCGTTGAAAATTGCCGCCACGCCATCGACGAGAAGCTGTACGAGTTTCCCAAGGGCGAAGAGCGCGTGCAGGCCAAGCTTACCGACCAAGCTGTTCGCGAAATTAGGGCGCTGGCCGCGAAGGGCATGTGGCACAAGCACATTGCCGCGCGATATGGCGTTGGCCGGAAGGCGATCACGAAGGTCGTCAATCGCCAGCGCTGGGCTCATGTGGAGTAGCGCCATCACCGAAGGGCTCCCACGGCGTCGTTCACAATCGACTGCCATCGAACGACCGTAAGGCCCACGACTCCGGTTGGGGCCTGCCGCGAATGGCCTTCCTCGATCGCGCGACCGTATGGTGTGGCGTTGACGAGATAGTAGACCTCGCCGGCCGCCTTGTCGGGGATGGCCGCGATGATGCGGCCCTGCGTTTCCACTCCGCTCGGGTCGATCGTCTCGACGCTGGGCGGGATGACGCCGATGCCGAGATTCCACGAGCCGCGGAATCGGCCGCCGACGTAACCCTTGGGAGGCGGGTTTTTCCAGAAAGAAGCATCGCCCACGGGGCTGCGGCGATCCAACTCGCCAGCAACGCCGATCACGATCTTCCCGACCGCCAAATCGGCCTTTACGCCCGTTTCTTTGGCGAACTTCGCGAGGTCGAGGGCGAAGGAACCCATTACGCGGCCCTCCGCACGATGCAGTCGTGGAGCACGTCGGTGCCTGCCGGCGACAGGGGCTCGACGGCGATTATCGTCCACACCTGTGCGTTGGCGTCGGTGATCGTGCCGTTGACCTGAGGCGCGGTAATCGCGGCGCCGCTCGTGTCTTCGGCGGCGAGAAGCAGTTGCTGATCGCCCTCGACGACGTTGCCCTGCACCTTGCGGAACGGGCTGAGCGGGAAAATCGCGCCCTTGACCGTGGCCGGGCTGGGAGCCGCACCCGAGGTCGTGCCTGTCGCGGGATCGTAGGTGCCGCCGCCGACATAGGTGAGCGTCACGGTCTGCCCGTCTTCGGCCAGCATGTCAGCCGCAGTGGCGCGGTCGTCGACGTAGCTCATGACCGCACCAGCATCGCGTTGACGCCGCTCCCGGTGAGGAACGGCGCGAGCATCATGCCGATCGCGGGGCGGCGCGTGCCCTGCGGCGAATAGGGGTCGTACTCGGTTTCGAGCGGCCCGATCTTCTTGCGCCGGACGCCACGGGTCAGCGTTGGATTGAGGTCGTCGGTAAGCGCAGCGAGCGCGAGGTCGGCGCAGGCATTGGCGACTTCGGTGGGAACAACCGTACTAGCGATCGAATAGCCGTCGACGCAAACGTCGTAGCGCGGCCAGCTGAGTGCTTGGTCGACGTGCGCGCGAAGACCCTGCCAGCGGTTGCGGTAGGCCTGCTCCATGAAAGCTGTGGCGCGGCGAAGGGCAGATTCCTTGACCGCCGTCGAGCCGGTCCACGCAGAATTGCCGAAAGCCGTGTGGCGAGCATCGGCGTTCGCGACAGAGATGTAGCTCTCCGCGTTCGCAAGCCCGGTGCCATCTTCGACGACCAGCGACATCTCAGACCGCGTTCCTGATGATCGCGTAGTTGTAGATCGACGTGTCGCTCGCCGTTCCCTTGACCGTGAAGCCGGTTCCAGGCGTGATCGTGTCGAGCCGCGGAATCGCGCCAACAGTGCCGCCGACCGTGTTGAGCGAGATGGCCACGTCGTCGGTAGCGAGGATATTCGCGTTCGCTACCGTGACAGCCGAAGCGCCGTTACAGGTGAAGGTGCCACGGAAGGCCGATGGGTCGACCGCCGCGCAGCTGACCGTGGCGCAGCCATCCACAACGTAATCGCGCGCCGAGGCGAAGGGCCCGTAGGTCGTCGCCGAAGCTAGAAACCCTCCGGCCGACGCAGCGCCAACCCGATAGACCTGCACGTTGCCTGTCGGCGTAACGGTCAGGACTTGACCGGGCTGGATGGTGTGGATGCTCTTGGCCATCTATCGGCCGTTCCGGCGCTTGGCCGGGTGCTTCGCGGGAGCGGGCTTCGGTGCCGGCGCTTCCTCGCTCGCTTCATCGGCCTGAACGGGGGCGGCGGGTACGTCGTCGCCCTCGTAAACTTGGTGTTTGTCGTGATCGAAGTCCGCGAGATTGATCTCGACGAAATCGCCTTGATCCTTGCTCCACGGCTTCACTCGAACGATCGGGCAGGTGTCCATCGCGCGCTCTCCTTGAAGGTTGAGGCCGGGAGCCAGGGGGTACAAACCCCCGGCCTCAATTCGGTTAGCCAAGCAGCAGAGCGATATGCTCAGGCTTCACCGCAGCGACGCCCCAGGCGAGAGCAATCTCGTACTGAACCTGGCGGTACTGCATGTACTGGCTGACCTCGAAGGAGAGGCCCGACCGCGGATCGGTGATGATCTGACGGTCGACGGCGAGGTCGCCCTCTTCCGGCAAAGCAGGAGCGCGGGTCGCGAGCGCGATCGCGGTGCGTGCGAACGCCATGTTGCGGGCAGCGGCCGCGACGACCGTGATGGCTTTGGTGGCGGCCGACATGGCAACCTTGAGGCCCGGTGCAGCAATGACCAGCGTTCCGCCGTTCGACACGTCGGTATCGCCCGTGACCACGACGTACTTGTTCGTATCGCCGGCGAAAGTGATGACATCACCCGCAACGAGCGTGCCGGTGCCAGCTGACGCGAGGGTCAGCGTGGTCGTTCCGACGGCATAGCCGGCGTTATTGGTGGTGGCGCCTGAAGCCGTACCCGCAACACTGGTGACGACCGCCGCAGACTCGCGGAGCTTGATGCCCGCCTTCTGGATCAGGATGCCCTGATTCTGCAGCTGAGTGTCGCCAGCGATGTCGTAGCGCGACTGTAGGCCGATCAGCTTGGCGCCAGCTGATGTGTCCATAACAAGGCTGACGTCGCTGAGCGGTGCGCCGTTGTCCTTGAGGATCTTCAACACATTGGCCGCGTCCGAGAAATCGCCCGCGGTTCCGAACGGCGTGGTGGCCGCTGTGCCGTAAGCACGCGAGGCAGAGGAGTGCAGCGCCGCGAGATCGGCTTCGACCTCGTTGCAGAGCGTGCGCATCGCCTGGGCGAACTGATCGACCATGATGTTCTTGCGACCGGGGCCGTTATTGTCGAGGCCCTTGGACTGCTCGCCGTTCCAACGCACAGGGACACGACGCGCCTTGGAAATCGTCATGCTGACGTTGGCGATCGTCTGATCGCCATCGTCGGGCGGAGTGACGCCAGGTGTGATGTTGCCGGCGGATGCGGCGGGAGCGACGGGCGAGCGAACCGTTTGGTTCAGCGCAGCGCGCTCGTACGACATGTCGGTCGTGACCGACGGAATGAAGCCGACCAGCTCGCGGGAAACTACGTCCAGCGCGTTGTAGAGGTCGGGAATGAGGTTCGTGATGGTGTTCGCCATGACAGGCACTCCGATTGCGTTTCGATGAGGAAACCGCAGTCGGCGCAGCCGATTGGCGCGGGTCCGGCGCAGCCGGGGTCGGTTGAGGCGCAGCCCCTACCAAGGCCGGACAATATGCGTGGTCGGCTTCGGAGCGATAGGTTTGGAACTTTTCTGTCGAGCGCGCGTCTCGGCGCAAGGTGGTGCGCTCGATCGAGAGAGGCGGCGCGCTGTGAGGGAAAGTGAAGCCCCGGACCCGCTCCCCCCGCCCGGCCCGGGGCTTTTCACGTCAGTCGTCGGTGATGACGAGTTCGCCCTTTGCAGATTGCATGCCAGCCTCGGCCTTCGCGTTCTGATCCAGCCCGTTGTAGGCCGAGCGGGTCATGGTCTTGGCGTCGGCCTTGACCTTCGATCCTGGTGAGCCACCGCCGCCGTTGATGGGCGCCGAGACAAACTTCTTGCCCGCGTCGGTGCCGGCCCATTCCTTGATGAAGTCGCCGAGCGGCTTGTCGCCGATCTTCGCCTCGCGCTTGTCGCCGCTGACCTCGACGGTAGCGCCGCTGGCAAACTTGGCGCTGAGGCTGTCGATGAAATCCTCGTCCTTGACGCCGTTGGCGATGAGCGCGGACTTCAGGCCGTCCTGAATGAGCAGCTTCTGAGTAAAACCCGTTTCCGTCTCGAGGTTCTTGACCGCGGCGTCCCGCTCCTTGGTGAGGGTGGTGACCTGCTTCTGGACGTCGGCGAGCGCCTTCTCAGCCTT